AGTAAAAAATGGATGGTAGACATTCACACAGAACTGATGACTATTGAGCAGTTTAAATCCTATCTATACATTAATAGAGATAGGGTAACAAAAGCAGGATGGACTCCAATTATGTATAGGGGTGACGATGGTTACACTTGTGGTGTATGCTACACATCAGACCATTTAAGAAATGTAAACGACACGGCTACAATGATAGGAGAAGATCTTATATGGGATTTATCAGCCAACTCCTTGCATCCAATGTCCATATTTAAAGACAAAGGTACTAGCACATTACAATCACTAAGAGATAAGAGATTGTGGTTAGATAAGACAGATAAATTAAAATTAATATAAATGATACGAACTATTATGAACAGAGAAATGAAATGGAGATTAGATATCTATGAGAATGCTCAAGATAGACTAACTAAATTTGTAATGAGGAAAAAGGATTGTTCATTCAATAATCTTATAGCGAATGAAAGCCTAGATTTCCTACCCGAACTTAATGATGAACTTGAAAGACAATGGTCTACAAAAGATTCAGACTTAAATGATATCGTTGGTATAGAACAACAATCCATATTTAAAGATATCATAGGAGATGCCATAGACGAACTTGTACATAACGAGTTACTTTATGAAGAGCATTATTACCACATTGAAGATATGAAATACAATGGGGGTGCAGAGAGGTATATTGATAATTAAATAACATAACAATGAAAAGAGTAGCGTTAATAGATGCTGATGTACTTGTATGGTTAGCATCATACGGAATGGGTGAATATGATTTACATATAGCCAAGAAAGTTTTACTAGACAAAGTCAACACAATACTTGAGGAGTCTAAAGCATTCGAGTATATGTTGTTTATAGGTGGTAAGAATAACTTTAGATACCACATTGACAGAAACTATAAAGCTAATAGGTTAGGTACTGAGAAGCCTATACTATTTAATGATGTCAAAACACACATAAGAGAGTTTTGGGGTGCGTTTGTATCTAATGGTTGTGAAACTGATGACAGTATAGTAGCAACTGCTAAATGGCTTAAAGAAGAGGGTAAAGAACCTATCATATGTTCCATTGATAAAGACTTTCTAACAAAAGAGGGTTTAATGTACAAGTGGTCTAGAAGTTTTGGTGATAAAGTTACCAATAGTGAAACCATTATAACTAACCAAGATGAAGCTGACCTTAATTTAGCCATACAGATGTTAATGGGAGATAAGGCAGACAATATCAAAGGTATAAGGGGTATGGGTATAGCTAAGTCAACTAAGTTGTTGCAAGGAAAGACAAGATGGCAGATGCTCTTAGCAATCTCTAGATTATACAAGGGACAGTATGGCAGTAAGTGGTTACTGGAAATGACAACCACTTATAGATTATTGTATCTTGTAGATGACTACAATGTGATAGATATTCCTAAAGGATTTTATCACGTATTTAACATATAGTATTAACCAATAATAAATAGTAAAATGATACACATAACTAAAGAAAAAATGTATGATGACAATACAGAATTTGTCAAAGTAGAAGAGGATAATGGTCAGATATCAGTATTCTTCGAGGGAGATTATATGTGCTTCTATAATCACTTAATGAATGTGGGTATAGATGAAGCAACTGCTAAGACATTAAGAGAAACCTATAAAATACTATTATAATGTACATATTAGATAAGCATATTGGACGATATAAGAATACCTACGATACTAGCGTTGATAGAGTGTTAACCTTAGATGATTATTTCTACGACATTAAGAACTCAAGTTGTAGAGCAGTCAGTAAATACAGATACGCTATTAAGGTATATGGTAAGAATAGTAATGAAGCTAAGGAGTTGAAGATGAAAATTCCTGCCGTAACTACTAGTGGTGTGTTTAACGAGCGTAAGGATAATGACTTAAAGTCAGAATTTACCAATGTTATAGTACTTGATTTAGATGCACAAGACAATACAGATTTGAACTTGTCAGAAGCAGTAATTAAGATGAAAGAGATTCCATATACTCTTGCAGTACATCAGTCTTGCAGTGGTCGTGGATTAGCAGTATATGTTTTAGTTGAAGAATGGAAAGCTAACACATATAAGTTTACAAGGATGCTATACGAACTGCATACAAATTTAATATTTGATAATGCAACATCTAACCTTTCGAGGTTGCGATATGTAAGTAACGATGGTAATATATTCGTTAATCATAATGTATTTGCATTAAGCATACCTGATGAGAAGCCACAAGAACGGAAGATCTTCACAAGTAAAAGAACTGTTGATGGAGATATTACGTTGAATGGAATACTAAAGTGGTGGAGGGGAAAGTTTCCGATGGTAACTGGTAAGCGTAATCATTCTAGCTATGTCTTAGCAAGGCAACTTAATAGATATGGCATTGACAAGGCAGTATGCCTTAATGTTATAATGGGATACGAAAGCACAGACTTTGGTTCAACTGAGATTTGTGGATTAGTTGACAGTGCGTATAGTAATATAAGTGAGTTTAATACATTAAAATTTAAGTAGTATGAATACAGATGTTAGAGTGTTAACTGATGAGCAGTTAGAGGTTATTGGGGAGTTAGCGTTAGACTTTCCATCACAAGACGTGAAATTAATAGAGCGAGTTAATAACGATTCCGATAGTGATGAGTATGACACTTACGGATATACAGTTTCGTATATGATTGCAGTAGCTACTGAGTTATTTACAGTACATCTGTCACAGTGGCAGGGAGTGTCAGTAATGGCAATTGATGATGAGGGTCATATGGATTTTCAACCAACGGGAAATCAGTTTAGTATTGTAGATTACATAAGAAATATCAGTAAAAATATTGTAAACTGATAAGTTTGGTACGATTATTGTAGTAGATGAAAAGATATGAGTAATTTTATTAGGCAAGGTCAACGTAAGACGACCTTAAACAAGAAGAAGTTAGGCAAGATATTAGAGCCTAATCACAATGGTAAAAACTTTTCCCTGATAGCAACTGGACGTGAAAATGATGTGTTACTAGAAGATATATTTGATTTCTTTGGTAGCTTTATCACAGAGACGTTTACAGAGGCTAAGGGTTGGGAAAGTTTCTCACAGCAGGATAGTACTTTATTTAAGAATAAGGATACTAATACTGAAGCAATGTTATTGCCAATAGGACATTCACATAGTGACGAGCCTGATATTTGGGATGTTCGTATTGATGCAAGTATGAGAGATTTATTTATTAATTATATTCAAATTAGAAGATTATTTTTAACTAACAGTAAGGAACAGTAATTATGGCAAAACGTAAAAAGAAGTTTAATCCGTTGGCTCAGCCAACCGAGTCAAAAGAATTTATTAACTCAAAGGGTTATGTTGTGACTTGTATTAGGGGTGAAGATGCTAAACTAAGACAGTACCACTTACCACAATATATGAACGGCAAGAACTTTAGAGATTGGGTAGCTGAGATGAATGACGTAGTAGATGATTGGAGAAACTTTCGCTTAGAAGGAGAGCCTAACCATCCTGACTATGTTGCGCCAACTAAGGATGACAAGTAGATTACGATTAAGATTACGATTATAAATATTAGGCAATAATGCCGTAACAATTAAAAAAAAGAAAGTATATTATTATGAGCAATTCACAAAAAGTTTACACGGGTTTCGCAAAAACAAAAGAGTTAAAGTTTGGAAAAGTAACAGAACTATCTTGGAGTAGAGAGCAATACGAAGAGTTAGGAAAGTACTTTACAGATAGTGGTTACATTAACGTAAGTCTATTAACTTCTGCAAGTGGTGACCCATATATGCAGGTTAATATGTGGAATGTTAACGGAGCAGGTGCATCATCAAGCACCGCACCGATAGCAACTCCTGCACAAGAGGACGATAATGCTTTACCATTTTAGTGTGAAACATTAATCGAGTGAGTATGCAAGAGGTATAGTGCCTCTTGCTTTATTATTTTATAACTATAAAAAAACAAAAAGATATGAGTAACACAAAGGTTTTAAAAAAGTTAGCAGAGGCTAAACAAATAATTAGAAGCACAACAGTTAAGAAGAAAGGTAAGAATACATTTTCTAACTATGAATATTTCCTACCATCACAAATAACTGAATTAGTTCAAGATGCTTGTTCTAAGAATGGGTTAGTAACTATGTTCAATACACAGAGAGATGCTAATAGAGATATATATGCATCACTCACTGTATCTGATATAGATAGTGGTGAGTCAGTTACATTTAATCAAGTGACTGCAATTCCTGAGATTAAAGCTACTAACTTAGCACAACAACTTGGAGGTCTTAACACATATAGCAGTAGATACCTTATGATGTTTGCATTCGATATTACTGAGGATGGTCTTGACTTTGATTCAACAGCTAATACAAAGGCTCAATCAAAAGCACAAAAGACAAGTAGTAAGCCACAACTTACTGAGTCACACGCCAAGTGGGATGATATAGTAAAGTTTGTTAAAGCGGGCGGTACTCTTAAAGATATCACAACTAAATATTCAGTATCATCAGATGTTAAAGCTAAATTAGGACTGTAAATTATGGCAAGACGTGTAATTCACCCAATAAACGATGAGATTCGTGCTAACTTATTAAATTTAAGGAAGAACGGGTTAAAGAAAGGACGTTGGGCAGGATTCGCTGACTTGTACGAGCATTACTCTGTCAAGGAGGGAGGGACTACATACTTTGTAGCTCCTCCTGCCGTTGGCAAAACTGCTATAACATACGAGTTAACAATGAATCTTGCTGAGTTCGAAAATTGCAAAGTAGCAATATTCACACCCGAAACAGGATCTGCAGTAGATGTTTACAACGAGTTGTTGTGGGCTAAACTACGTGAGCCATTCCTAAAGCATAATGGAGGTAAGAAGACTGACAAAGAAGTAAACGAAGCTATTGATTGGATGGCTGAACACTTCTTCGTTATAGACCCTATGCATCAAGACCTTACGGCAAACAGTTATTTTAAAGCAATTGAAGACCTTGAGTCAGAGAACGACATCAAAATAGATATTGCAGTTATCGACCCAATAACAGATATGGATATATATGGAGAGGGTGCTAGAGACCTAGCGTTAGGTAACTTCTTAACAAGAGTTAGAAAGTTTAGTAGTGCATACAAGATACATACATTTGTAGCATTCCATACTAAAGCTATTGCCTTAACTGAGGGAGTTGATGTTAACGGAAACAAAGTTAGATATTACCCACCACCACAAATGAGTGATGTAGCTGGAGGAGAGATGGCAAGTCGTAAAGGCTTATTCATCTTAGGACTTTGGAGACCACCACACAATGTAATAGACCCTGACACAGATGAAGTGTTTGCACCTAACGAAACTAGGATAGAAGTACTTAAAGCTAAACCTAAAGCGTTAGGAAAGGTTGGGAGGATTAGTTTGTATTACGATGTTTACTCATCAAGATACTATCAGTTAGGAGAAAATAATAAACCTATATGGTCTAAAACAGTTCCATATAATCTAGAAACATCTAAATAATATGAAGTATAATCAAGAAATGGTAAGGTTTATCCTTATGTTCCAATACGGAGCAACAGACGTATTCTTTCATTCTTATATTGATAAGGCATTACTCAAGACAATTGATTATGTAACATTTGAAATGGATGGTAAAGTTAAACATCTAACTATCATAGCTAAAGACAGTCCACTTGGAGACACATTTGAAGTGAGTGGTGCTGAACTTAGAGGTAGGGATGGAGGTTTGTTATGGACAACAGACGGAATCTATATATTTAATGTGCAGAGAGTGGCAACTGAGATTATAGCATATAGAGAAACAAATGGTAGTGATGCAGTAATACCCACTAGCATAGTAAAACACTTATTTACGGAGCTTAAATTTAATAAAACAGAAGATGAATGACAATGATTTTAATACAAACTATGAGGTAAGCAGGCGGCTTGGCTCGGTAACAGAGGAGTTTGGTGAAAACCTACTCTCATTGGCTGAGAATACTTGTAAAACAAGGCTTAGGGGCATTCCTAAATGGAAGGAAGATATAGTGGTGTCAGACGGTGTTATGAAATGCTTAGAACTATTCAATGACGTTAACTACACGTTAAGAAACCCTATTGACTTCTTCCACACAGCAGTTGACAATCTTACGCTGAACTATGTTATTACTGTTTACGAAGCTGGCACTCAAGATACATTTGGGTGTAGCTTAATTATAAATAAAAACAATGGCAGAAAAGGAGGTAAGACCTTAGTCGCCAAACAAATAATAAAAGAAGATGGATATATTGACTAACATAATAAAAATAATTGGAGTGGGGATAGTTCTTATAGGTGCTAACATATCCTCAATATTTATGGGAAGGGAAGCGTCTAAGTATTATTATAAACTTATTAAAAATAGAATTTATGAATAAGACTGGAAGATTCTTTGGGGTGTTTGTACTTATAACATTCCTAATTATAGCGTTAGCAGTTATGTTTCCTTTACTGTTAATTGTAGATATAATAGATTTATTAACTAGATTATTCAAAAAGAAAGGTAAAGATGAATACACAGAAACAGATTAGATTTTTAGAATATATAGACAAGGCTATTAATAATAGGCTAACTAAGAATGTTAGCGTTTGTAGTTTTTATATTCTATGCCCTAAAAATGGACAACCAACGATAATTACATATAATGGTAAGAGCGTTGGCATAATTGAAAACGGAAAGATCATTTTGAGTGAGTTTAATGGTCAGACTTGGAAAGGTTATGAATTTAAGTATGAGTTCCTTGTTGAACTTGAGGCTAAATATAACCCTCCAACTAAAAAGAGAAGGTATGTCAAGAGCAAAAGCACGAAAAAGTAAGCGTAAAGGTGGTAATATAATTAACGCTAGAAAGAAAGGTATAACCTACGAACTTGATATAATCAAGAGGCTTAAGCCATTATATCCTAATGCAGTTAGCAGTAGGAGTGAGAGCAAGAGTCTTGACGATAGGAAAGTTGATATATGCTATACTGGTGTATGGAGAGTACAGTGTAAGGCTGTAGAGGCTCTAGGCTCTGCTCATCAGACTCTTACAGATATGGAAGAAGCTAAGCTAGACTTTGAAAAAGGTATAAGTGTAGTGTTCCATAAGCGCAATAACAAAGGTACAGTTGTATCTTTACAATTAGATGATTTTTTAAACATAATAAAAACAATTGATTATGGCAAATTACAAAGTATCTCCAACAAAGGAGAAAAATAACGGTAAGTGGACTGCAACATTAACATATGAATTACCAGATGTTGAGGGATGCGTTTCATCTTATGATGTAGTGCTTGAAGAGGATTCAGAGCAAGACTTAGGTCAAGCGATAACTCAACTAATAATAAGCGTAACAAACAACATATAATATGAGAGGTTTTAACAAAAAGAGAGCAATAGAAGTTTCTGAGTCGGTTAACGACATAGGGGTGGAAAATACTATGAGAGAGTATAATTTAACATACTCTACAGTTGAAAGGTACATTAGATTTTCTAGAGAGAAAGTGTATAGGAATGGTGAGCCAAGAATACTGGTTATGGATATTGAGTGCCTACCTATAGTAGCTACAACTTGGAATGTATGGAACACCAACATTGCACCAGTCAACATAATAAACGATTGGACAATGCTAAGTTTCAGTTACAAATGGTTAGGTGAGAAAGATGTACATAACTTAGTGCTAACACCTAAGCAAGCTAAGAATAGAGATGACAAGGGTATGGTTGTTGCAATACACGATTTGTTTTGTGAGGCAGACATAATCATTGGTTATAACTCTATCAAGTTTGATGAGAAGAAAATGAACAGTAAGTTTCTAGAGTTTGGTTTACATAAACCTACACCTTACCAATCAATAGACTTGTATCAAACAGTTAAGAAAAACTTTGCTAATACATATAACAAGATGGATTGGACTAATAAGATTCTTGGTTTAGATAGAAAATTAGAGCATTCGGGAATGCAACTGTGGATGGATTGTCACAATGGTGACAAGAAAGCACTTGCCATTATGGCTGAGTACAACGATGTAGACGTTCTTATTACTGAGCAGTTATATCTAGCTATTAGAGGTTGGATACATAACCATCCAAATTTGGGATTGTATTATGACTCAAAAGTTCCATTATGCCACAAGTGTGGTTCATCAGACATTACATTGTCTAAAGAAAAGCATTATACCTCATCAAGTGTATTTGATTTGTATGAGTGTAAGTGTGGTGCATACTCTAGGGCTAAGTCACGTTCACGTACAACTGAGTTAAGACGTGGGTAGACCAATTCATTATATGGAAATTGAACTGTTGATAGAAAGAGGGAGTGCTTATTATAGTGCTTCCTCTTGGTTTATATCTTCTAGGATAGACAAGCCCGAAGATCTTCAGCAGAGTATAAGGAGTTCTCAGGATGAGTACGAGCAACTACTCTACATTGCATTTAAAAAGAGAAGTGAAGCTATACTTAAATCTAAGGCAACTAAAGAAGATGTGCAAATAACTATCAAGAGTCACAAACAAATAGGATACACAAATAAATGATGGAGTTAAGAGAGATAAGCGTACTAGTGTATGCTATCAGGAATATGATGAAGACTGGTCATAGTAATTGGGTTAAAGTTAATAAGTCTGTAAGGTTGATACGAAGCAGAATAGGTGTCGCAAATGTTACATACGGAACTCACAATGATTCAATTAAACTAGCATCAGTAGGCAAGGGGTATATAAGAGTTGTACCTTACAAGCAAGAATCAATGAGTGATATACAGCAGTTGTATGATGTATTAGCTGACATTGAGGACAGACATTTAAATGGACGCTAAGGCTATTTTAAAGCGTTCTAAGAGACTTTCTTTTAAGAAAGGTAATAGTAGTTAATATTGATATAAAACACGTTAAAACGAAAGATATGAAGTATAAGATAGATAAAGGAGATCATTACTCAAGGTTTAACTTTGGTAAACTACAGCCATTCGCTAGTGAGTGGAGGGGTACATTTGAGATAAGTAGTAACTGGTGGTATGAGGGAGATGCTATAGAATATTCAGGATGGAATAAGCTTGGTGGTGTAGCAGAGTTTTTCACAATACACAGAAACTCCGCACGATTAGTTTTTCAGCCTGATGAACAACATAACAAATTTGTTATGGCGGGGTATGTATATAGTAAGGGTGTTAGATACGAGATAACAATACCAATACATATAGATGCAGACAGAGAATACCAAGCAGAAGTTAAGTGGAATAAAGAGTTAGAACTGTGGGATTTTTGGATTAAGCCTACTGATTCACCTGATAGTTTTGGATGGATGATGCAGGGTACTAAGCCAAAAGGGTTAACAAGGAAATGCTACCCTTATTTTGGCGGCAGGAGTACAGCACCTAATAATGTTTCAGCTAAAGTAAAATATTAATTATGAGGATAGTCGAGATAATATTAGAATGCAGGTCTTGCAATAAAGACTTTAGGTATAATGCAAGTAATAGCCCTCAGTTATCATATAACAATAATACTGAAACTTTATTCTATTCTAAAACAGAGGATAGATATAAGTGTTATTCTTGTGGATGTAATAATGTTCATTTAAAAACAACATAATATGAATGTACTTGAACTATTTGCAGGTTCTAGAAGTGTTTCTAGGACGGCAGCACGAAAAGGTCACAATACATTTAGTATTGATTGGACTGACTATGATGGTATTGACTTAGTTACAGACATAGCTAAGTTAAAAATAGAAGATGTTCCTTTTATTCCTGATATGATTTGGGCTTCACCCGACTGTACTACTTATAGTATAGCAGGTCATAACTCTCACCGTAGTGGTAATCAGCGAGATGGATTCGTTTGTCTTTCTGATTATGCATATCAGTGTGATGAGACTAATATTCATTTTATAAGCCTAATTAAACAATGGCTTGAAATAAATCCTAATATGGTATTCTTTATTGAAAACCCTAGAGGTTTACTTCGTCATATGGAATGGATGAAAGAGTTTAAAAGGGAAACAGTTTGGTATTGTAGGTATGGAGATAGTAGAGCAAAACCCACAGATATATGGACAAACTCTACTGATTGGATTCCTAGACCATTATGTGCTAATCATAGATACGATAAAGATGGCAACATTATAAATAGAAAGTGTCATCACGAAGTAGCACAGAGAGGTATGAAAACGGGAACTCAAGGTTTAAGATTAACTTATGATAAATCAAAGATTCCAATTAGATTATGTTTAGAAGTTATTAACAGTGTTAAATAAATAACAGATGAGATACGAAAGAGAATTGTTCGCATATATAAAGAGTAATTATATTCCTGACTTGGTTAAGCCTACGGATAAGTATTCATCATTTGATGCCTACTCACCAAAGCATAACACCGTCTTCGAATTAAAGTGTAGAAGATCACATTACCCTACGTTAATACTAGAAGAGATGAAGTACAGTAAACTTGCTAGTCTAGGTTGTAATGTTAGATATGTTAACTCAACACCTAAAGGTGTGTTCTCTTTCAATCTTATGGAGTTGGACTATGATTGGGTTGATATGAAGATGCCTAAACAAACTGACTTTAGTAATACTAGTAAAGTAAGTAAAAAGATAGCTTACTTAAATATTAACGATTCAACAAAAATATAATAATATGAAAAGAATGAATAATATAATAATGCTATCCATTATAACGATAGCTATGACTTTAATCTTATCGAGTTGTAATAAAACAAATGAACTTGACCCCTGTTATGTTATAGAACAGGAAATAGAAAGACAGGTAGATTTGATAGATAGAATGATGGTGTTATACCTTAGTCCTACTACTACAGACCCTGAGATTTGGGGTCAACTTAGAGTTAGACTAATGGACGCTAGGAGTAAGCTTAGTGAGATGAAAGAAGAAAGGTCAGAAATCTGTGGATAATCAAGTAGGAGGAAATCATTACAGCAAGTATAAGATACAAGTTGTAGACATTATAGACGACCATAACCTTAATTTTTATGAGGGAAACGCACTAA